TTTACCAATACCTATACCAATATTTTCTAATAGATTTCCAAGAGATGATCCATCAAGACTCATGAACCCGGCTAATTTTGCGATAAAATCTCCTATTAAAAATGCACCGATAAACCCAACAAGACCAGCACCTAATCCTGTTAGAGCAGCTGCCATTCCAGGACCTGCAGCAGGATTAAATGATCCCAATGCCGCCACACCGAGAAGACCAGTTAAAACTAACATTCTTTTTTTATCACCAGCAAATGCGGAAATAAAATTATCAAGAACTTTTGCCAAACTTTTACCATCTAGACTAGCCATCTCTCCAAGTCTACCTATACCATCCGCACTTATTAAACCAAATGCGAATCCTGCAATACCCATACCTACCGCGGTCATACCAGCAGCAATACCTAGTGCTGCACCACCCGCTGCAACTGCTCCTACAATTGGAACTGAACCTATGAGTCCAACTAATGCTCCTACACTAAGTAAGGATATAAGAACTGCAACTCCCTCTTTTCCATGGCCAGCAAAAGCTCCAACGAAATTTGAAATTAATTTATTCAAACTATTACCATCTAAACTTACCATTTCTCCAAGTTTAGCTACACCGTCTGCGGCTAAAATACCCAAAAAGAATCCAGCCACACCAAATCCAAGACCTGTCATTCCAGCAGCTATCGCTAGTGCTCCTGTTAAAGCTCCCGCCATAGTTTTAGCGGGATTTAGAGATAAAATAGCACCAACTCCAAGAATAGCAGTTAACACTAATACTCCAGTTTCTCCACTATCTTTAAAGGCTGATGTAAAATTTGAAATTAGTTTTGCTATACTACTACCATCCAATTTTAACATCTCTCCCATTTTAGCTACACCATCTGCCAATAAAATTCCAGCAAAGAATCCAGCAATACCCGCACCAATTCCTGTCATACCAAAAGCCATTTGTTTTGCAGTGACTTTTAATCTACCTGCAATTATAGCCAATCCGATTAAACCACCCATCATGGCTGCAGTTTCTAAAGAAAAAGCACCAAAGAAGTTTTGAATTAATATTTTAAGATTTTCACCATTTCCCATGATGCCTGCAAGTGAATCAGCTGATCCAAGAGCGAGAATAAACGCAGCAATACCCACACCAAGAGCTCCCATACCTACACCAAATCCTAGACCGATTTTACCTACAGCTTTAAATACTCCACCAATTGCTCCACCAATTCCACCTAACATTCCAGCAATCAATCCACCGGATTTTGTATCTCCACCAGACATTGATTTAAAACTTCCACTCATAGTAGTATTGATAGACTTTAGAGTGGAAAGAACTTCAGAGTCATAAGTCTTACTTTCTGCTTTGTCCTCATTTGCCTTTGCTTGTGCAGTAGCAGAACCTCCTACAGATTCCTTTAGAATTTTATTTTGTTCCTGTAGGGTTTTATTTATGTCTGATAATGTTAATTCGGCCATTAGTTAATTCCTTTTATTATGTTCCATTTTGTCATTTTCACTATTTACAAAATCTGTCAACATTTCAAGATATATGTACCGTTCAAATGGTATCATATTATCTAATTCTGTAAGACTCCATTTGTGGTGCTGAATCATAGCGAAGTTTGCAGTATAGTGGTTCGCTAAGGAGTCGTGGCTCAGCCCCACGCGAAAAAATCATTGACACCCTCTAGTTTTTTCACATTAGTATTTCCACATTTAGTGCATGTAGATATCACATCTTTTTTTAATTTCGGTAAATCCTCAAAATATGTTTGTATAGATTTAAACTGACCACTAGACAGCGAATTAAGAAAATCATCAATTTCTTTCTCTGTATAGTCTACAGGTTTATGCATGTCTTCTCCATCCATAATGTATTCAATACAGCTAGCTATCATTGAAAAGGTAGCGGTTACTATTTTTTCTTGATTTTGTGAATCTCCACTTAAAGCTCCTATTGCAGCTGCATCGTCAACTTTCGGCCACCTTAATTTTACTTTGATGTTATCTGTAATATCAATGAGTCCACTTTGAAGTTTTACATTTTCAAGTTTAATCTCATCAATGTTGATTGAACTTTCAAATAAACATTCCTTTTCATCTATTGAACATATAGTTTCTTCCTCAGTATACTTAATATCGATAGTATCTCCTACAGATCTAGCTCTGAGTTGTAAAAATATATATTCAAAATCAAACATTGCTAATTCACTGACATTAATATCTTCTTCCATACAATTATTAATGATGTCTTTTAGAGAATTAATCATATCTGCAGATTCTCCACTCTGCATAGCCATCATCAATATTTTTTCCTCTTTAACAAGGAAGGGTCTAAATCTCACTTCTTTTCCAGTAGATGGAAGAATGAGAGTATGATACATTACTTTAACTTTTGGCAAAGCCATAATATTCTCCTTTTCAAATCAGTTATTATTATTTTTCATGAGGTTATCATCCACCACCGGCTGCACCTGTGTTTGGATATGTCGCAGTTGTTGACTCCAACCATTTTTTGTATTGGAATGTTATTGGAAGTTTAGCAATGTCTGTACTAGCATGAGTCATTGCAACTTCAGCTACAATGCTTGGCCAAGCACGAAAAAGTGTAACTGCATATGCTGGGGTTGAACTTTCATCCGTTGCACTTCTTTTAAACATAGAAATTTTAATATCACAGGTATAATCGCTATAATACCCAATATCTCCTGTTAGTGGATCTATTATTTTGTCTAACCATGCATCAAAGAATGTTTTGAGTACGAGATCTGCGGTTAGATAGAAAGTCATTGATATCTCTCCGTACGCATGTTTATATGGCATTTGGTATGAAGTTCCATATATCAATTTTTCTGAAGCCTGTATAGACCTAGTGGGGAGTGATGTATTTTCGCAAGTGAGTCTCATAAGTTTTAAATTTTCTGAAGCTTCAGGAAGTCCAGTTGGAGTTGATAGGAATTCAACAAGATACTTGTCTGAAAATGCAAATCCTCCATGAATATCTATTGCGGACTTTAATTTATCGGGATTAAACATTAGTAATATCTCCTGCTATCTTTCCAAACTACGTCTTTACTTTCTTTTTGAAATCTCTCTACTGGTAGAAAGATTGCTATTTCCCACTCATCCGCATCTATGCGAACTGTTGCAGACCTCACTTGAGAACCTAGATACCTCTTTACACAAGGTACGGCTCTACCATATCGTTTCAATAAATCATAATTAATATTTAATTTTGTTGTCTTATCAAATTTATCATTATTTGTATTTGACTTGAGTTGATCCATTAGTATGGCTCTATGACTAGGTGGAATATAATGTAAATTCAACCCATAGAATCCACCTTTAGTTTTCTCAAATGGAAACACCAAAGGGTACATATCCCAATAAGGTAACTTCTTAGCAAACTTTGGATCATACTTATAGAAAAACATATTTCCAATCATGATGTTTCCTTCAGGTTGTTTACCAAGAAGTCCTTTAGGTGTAACTACTCTCATCCGAGCACTTGCACCAGCCTGTTTCGCCTTCTCCTTAAACCAATCCCCTGCTGCTCTAGCTTTCGCTCCAGCAGTACTTGTACCTATTGCGGTCTTCAATTTATCTAAGTAACTCTCGTCTATTTCAGCCATACTAATATTTAGTCAAATCATCTTCAGTTAATATTGTCCACTTCCATTTTCTATCAATACAATAGGATTTAGCAGCTTTCCATTTCGCCTCATTCGTTCCCCATACCTTTACTTCTCTAATGAATCTTCTTCTTTTTCTTTTATCTATAGGCGGCCCGCCCTTTGGAGGTGAACATTGAGCCTTTGGTTTTACTTCTATAAGTCGTTCTTCAATGATACCATCTGACCTTTTAATTCTAATCCAAAAGTCAGGAAAGTATCGATGTCGTTTACCATCAATGGGTGAACGATAAGGAATAATTATTTCTTCACTAGACCATTTTAATATATCTGGATTTCGGTCAAGATATCCCATAAACTTCAATTCCCATGAAGAACGGTAGGTTATGGCAGTATAATCTCCCTTATACTTGGATATATTCTTTGGTCGAAACTTTCCTCTGTAACTCATATAAATATCTATATAACTTAAAAACTCTGGAGAATACTAATGGCAGCAGCAGGAAACTACAAATATCCCTTAAATATAGGGTCAGCCGATGGAGAATATAAACATCGGATTACTTTTTCTTCATCAAAATATATGTCAGGATCATCTGGTAGTGAAACAACTGGTACAGCAACCTTATATATGCCAGGAGAAGCTCTAAAATCGAATTACGGACAAACTTTTGGTGATGCAGAATTGGGAGCTTTGGGAAATCTGGTCAGTGGAATGAATCGAGAAGGTGGATTGAAAGTAGCTTCCGCAATGAGTTCTGGTTCTGTCCGTGACCGTTTGGATAATGTCAAAGCTGCTTTGGGAAGTGCTCTGGGGAATGATGTTGGATCAAGAGTGACAGCTGCTCTTGCAGAAAGTACAGCAAAGTCAGTGAAAGATAAAGCTTCTGGTGGAATGTTCGCGGGAGCATCATCAGCATTACAAAATGTATTAGGTCAAGTTAGAAATCCACACAAGGCTATAGTATATACAGGACCAGGAGGGTTTCGGTCATTT